CCGGGCGACCCAGCGGAGCAACTATCGGTCAGGAGGTCGATGATGCATGTTAAGTGATTACCCCATCTACTTTGATGACGTAAAGCTCTTCACACCGGAAAGCTGGGAGGAGAGCTATTCTGTTGTGGAGAATACCAATCAGACCGAGGCAGGAACGGATCAGGTCATTGTCACCAGGTATGACAAGCTGTCCGTCTCTGCCTCTTTTCCGTGTTCGAGCCGATGGGCAGCGAGGTTCGCGGAGTTCCGAGATAAGGATTCGATACAGGTAAGGCTCTATGATCTGAAGACGCAGGGCTACAAGACAAGAACCATGCGGATGCGGAACTTCAAAACCGGGCCGGAGAAGCATTCAGAGAAGACGAGAGGGACGAATGGACTCTATACAGTAAATTTTGATCTTGAAGAATTCTAAGAGAGTGATGAGACAGCGGGAAAGGAGGGCTGTGGAATGTACAGCGTAAGTGATGCTTATAAGATTGCCATGAAGCAGCCAGTACAGCATTTTTCCATGAAGGGAAGCATTGGTGATACCTTTTTTTGTGACGATAACATCCTGTCCGGTTCCTGCCAGATCACCAATCAATGCTCTGACGATACGATGATTGGTATCGGACAGGTTTATATTGGGCAGATGGACATCACTCTGATGAATCTGGATCTAAAGCGATACTCTCTGAAAGGAGAAAAAATCACACCCTTCTTCGGACTTAAGCTTGCGAACGGTACCTACGAGTACATTCCTCTCGGTGTGTTTAATATTTCCGAAGCCCAATGGACACAGTCCGGTGTCGTGATAAAAGCCTATGACAATCTGTCGCTTTTCGATAAAACCTGCCCGGTAGGCACTACTTTGGGAAAACCGTATGATCTTGCAAAAATGGCCTGCGAGAGCTGCAAAGTTCCGCTTGCTACTACAGAAGATGAATTTAAGACATTCGCCAATGGTTCTGAGAACTTTTCTCTTTATTCGGAAAATGATATCGAGACCTGGCGGGATTATCTGTCATGGCTTTCTGCTGCTCTCGGGTGCTTTGTAACCTGTGACAGAGCCGGAAGGATAAAGTTCTGCTCCTACAGTAAGTCTGTCGTGGATGTAATCGATGAAAGTCATCGGTTCAGCGGAGGCTCTTTCTCTGATTTTGAAACAAGATACACGGGTATTTCCTGTGTGAATCTAAGTGACAAGACTACCAGTTACTACGGGATGGATAAGGACGACGGACTGACCTATAACCTCGGCAGCAATCCCTTCCTTCAGTACGGGGTATCGGAAAGCCTTGAAAAGCAGCGCCGCGCTATCCTTACATCTCTTCAGCAGATCGACTATGTCCCGTTCAAGGTTACGATGATTGGAAACCCTGCATACGACCTTGGAGACGTGCTTTCTTTTCCGGGAGGGATAGGTGATGCCAATAAGCTCTTCTGTATCACAAAGTACACCTTAAAATACAACGGCTCCTATGAGATTTGGGGTGTCGGACAGGATCCTTCCCTCGCCTCCGCAAAAAGCAAATCCGATAAAACGATCGCCGGACTGCTTTCGTCACAGACAGACAACGACATGCACTATGTGCTCTACCAGAACGCCGAAGCCATAAAGATTGACGATGGAAAAGAAGGTTCTGTCATGTCCGTAAAGTTCGCAGTTCAGAAAACCACGCATATCTCCTTCGATATGGAGATACTTCTGTCGGTTGATACGACGGAAGGCAATGATGCTGGAAATGTCTCGGAGGCAGACGCTTATGTAAAAGCTACTTATTACTTAAATGGTGATGAAATCAGTACAAGGCATCCTGTGGAAACCTTTCAGGACGGCGAGCACATCCTGCGTCTTCGGTATGAGCTGGAAGCTGTGGAGGCGTCTATTCATACATGGAATGTCGTTCTGTCCGTAAAAGGCGGTTCCCTCTCGATAGTAAGATACGGCGTTCTCGGAGTCGTAAGCGGCATGGGACTTGCAGGCAACGGCGAATGGGATGGCGAGATCACGGTGGAGGATACAATCGATCGTATTCTTATTAGCCGGATAATGAGCCGCTTCTCAGATACGGTGGACATCCGTTTACTTCATGATACACTATGCCTTGCTGTAGACCGTGTGGCTAGGGTTAATATCGCGTCTATCTTTGGAGGATTTGCAGAGACTGTAGAATCCACTTCCGACATCATGGTTTTCTCGCCGTGGGCAAACGCTGACAGGGTGACTACTTCCTGTGAAGTAAAGAATAACGGCTGGATCGGCTCCGGCTCTACAACACTAAAAACAAGTCTTTCGGTTACTACCTGCGCTGTATACGGGGCAAAATATATCACGGCGGATTCAAAGAATGCCATATTTTATATTTCTTTTGACGGCGGTTCTACATGGATGGGCTACGCTGAGAATGAATGGAAAGAAAATGTTGCAATGACAGAATCCGATATCGGCGAGATTCCGGAGGATGCCTTAAAACAATATGACCATCTGTCGGTAAAGGCCGTGCTGGAAAACGACTCGGTTCTTTACGCGATCAATCTATACGGAGGAAGGATACAAAAATGAAAGGACATGTGAGTATTGAGCTGCATAATCATCACAGCGGATTTACCGAGCGGATCGAACAGGACAACATGGTGACAAACGCGCTTACCTACGCTATGGGCCATGCTGTCTCCTGCGGCGCCAATCTGTCAGACCTGATGCTCCCGGCGGCAAAAAGGGGACTCGGAGGACTTTTTCTTTTTGACGGGAAGCTGGAAGAAAACGCAGAGAATGTGCATTTTCCCATGGATGTCCATCTGATCGGGCATGCAGCGCAAACCGTAAATACGGATGATCCCATGCGTGGAAGCCTCAACTCTCTGGAAACAAAGAGGACGGACACCGGGTACGTATCGGTCTGGGACTTTTCCACTTCACAGGCGAACGGAAATATTGCATCCCTTGCTCTTACCAGGAATACGGCAGGAGAAGATCCTCTTAAGCTCTATGACGGGGAATCAGCAAGTACGACGGACTATGAATATGGCCTGGCCTTCGATGAGGATCAGGGCTTTTTATACAAGGCAGATCGCTACGGCAACATCATCCGTCAGAAAGTACCGGATTGGAAGCTTCTGGTATCCGACCCATACTGGGGACAGGACGAGAAAGTCACGAATCTTACCGGAACTGACAACTGGGACAACTGGATCATCTCAAACGGACAGGACGGATATCTGTATCTTATCCGAATGAACCGGCAGGAACATAGTCGATGGAACGGCAGTGAATATGAAAAGTACTACACCTACGGCGTGGAAAATTCTTCCGGCAACGCACTTCTTTTTGTAAGGAAATATAAGATCAGTGATTTCAGCTTCACACAGGAAGGCGATGAACAGACGATTGAGCTGTCATCTGTGACAGCAAAAAACGACGCCGTTGTGTCAAGAGGATTCTACTACGTGCGAGGTTATGATAACCACAGCGTCTATAAGGTCGAGATGGCAAATCCGGTAAACATCGTGCTCCTAAACCAGTTCAAGCAGTACGATGTCGGAGGGCTCTACCCCATGTATAACGGCGGTGTGATCACAAACAACGGGCTTCTTATCTACCCGGACGGATCCTACATCAAAAAGGATAAAGTGGCGATACCGGATTACGGCTACGAAAGCCCTCACTTGTTCAGTTTTCACTACAACAGTTATCCGAAAAAGTCCATTCCGTCCTCCTATATCGGAACAATATGCAACCTTTCATCTCCGGTCACAAAAACATCCGCCACTTCAATGAAGGTGACCTATACGCTTACAGATCTGAAGGAGAACTAAGATGATGATTAATTATACAGGGAAAAGTAAGGTGATAAAGCGGCTCTGCGAAGCGGTGAATCAGCTGGCCACAGGAGAGGATACGCTCTTTAAATTCGATGCGAATGGTGACGGTATCGTTGACAATGCTTTAAAGGTGGACGGTCATACCGTAAAATCGGATGTCCCGGAAGGAGCGGTCTTTACCGATACCACCTACACATTTTCATTGAGTGACGGAAAACTTACGATCCGCTCCTCTTCTGGAACTGAGCAGATACTGGTATTGAAAGGGGATGATTCTATTGCTTGATTTTATACTGCGCTACTGGATCCAGGAGCTCTTTGCCCTGATCCTTGCCGTCCTCACGTGGCTTTGGCGGACGCTTCTCCGGCGAAAACAGGAGAACGACGAAATCAAAGATGGAATGATGGCACTGCTGCATGACCGTATTTATCAGGCCTGCAGCTTTTTTATTGCTCGGGGATGGTGCTCTCCTGAGGATCGGAGCAACCTTGAGTACCTGTACAAGCCGTACAAGGCACTCGGTGGGAATGGCACCGGAGAGTCCCTGTACAAGAAGTGTCTGGAACTGCCGCTTTCGGCAGACAGAAATAAAGAAAAGGAGGAATGACTTATGGACTTTGGAATTGCAAGTGTGGCGGCAATCACAGTGATCGCCTATCTCGTCGGTATCGGCTGCAAGGCGGCTGGCTCCGTGAAGGATGAGCTGATCCCGGTGATCTGCGGATGCGTGGGTGCGGTGCTCGGCCTTGCGGGGTTGTATCTGATGCCGGACTTCCCGGCAAAGGATGTGATCAATGCCCTTGCTGTCGGCATCGTGTCTGGTCTTGCAGCGACTGGTGTGAACCAGATCTACAAGCAGCTGACAAAGACCAATCAGTGAGAGGAGGTGATCCTCACATCCCGGCTGTCCCTTCCGTAAATGGGACAAACGCTTTGAAGCTCTCCGGCTCATTACCGGAGGGCTTTCTTTATGAAGGAGGAATAACATTATGGAAGTCAGAGGAATTGACGTCAGTCACTGGCAGGGAGCCATTGACTGGGCAAAAGTAAAAGCGTCCGGTATTCAGTTTGCGATTATCAAGTCTGGTGGATCCGATGCTGGATTCTATACAGATCCCAGATGGGAAGAAAACTATAGAAACGCCAAGGCAAATGGAATCGCTGTCGGAGCATATTATTTTGTCGGGCCTGGCTGCACTTCCGCAGCAGACGGAAAGGCAGATGCAGAACGCTTCCTTGCACAGCTCAAGGGAAAGCAGCTCGAATATCCTGTCTTTATTGATCTGGAAGCCACTGCTCCTTCTGCCAAGGCAGGCGCTACGGAAGCTACGATTGCATTCTGCCGAGCACTGGAAGCGGCTGGATATTTTGCAGGGATTTACAGCTCCACCGATTCCGGTTTCCGCGAGAGACTGGATGATTCCAAGCTCATGCCATTCACACATTGGGTCGCTCAGTATGCTTCCAAATGTACCTATGGTGGGGCTTACGGAATCTGGCAGTATTCTTCCACCGGCTCAGTAAACGGTATCAGCGGAAACGTCGATATGGATATTTCTTACATCGACTATCCGTCCACTATTAAGACCGGCGGATTCAACGGATTTGCAAAGCAGCAGGCTCCTGCTCCCACTCCGGCACCAGCGCCGGCAAGAAAGAGCGTGGATGAAATCGCCCGTGAAGTTCTGAGCGGTTCCTGGGGAAACGGAGACGACAGGAAGAACCGTCTTGCTGCTGCCGGATACAGCTATGACGCAGTTCAGGCAAGAGTCAATGAGCTGATGGGAGCCCATAGCCAGCCGCAGGTAACTTATTACACTGTGCGCTCTGGTGACACCCTCTCTGCTATTGCAAGGAAGTATGGTACATCCGTCGGTGCAATTCAGGAACTCAATCCTACGCTGATCCGAAATGTGAACCTGATCCAGGTTGGATGGAAAATCCGCGTAAAGTAAGCAATGGCCAGAGGACTACTCTTATGAGTGTTATCCTCTGGCCTTATTTTTTTCTCTACAAACTGGAAGTTGTTTATTAAACCTTTTTAGCCTTAACCAACAACATCATAGGTCTGCGCATTTCATCACACATTCCCGGCATATCCATCATATCTGCCGGAGGCATTGCTTCCTCAATAGCCTCAATTTGGAAACCACATTCTATAAGTGGATTCAATATCTGCGTTAATGTGTGGTGCTGTTTAATTACTCGTTGACCAAGAAAATTGGTTTCTCTTCGCCTGTGTAATAGTAATTGTCGACTGGCCAATATTTAGGTTTCCCATTTTCATCATAAATCCAATCCTCATTAACACCTGCGGTGAAAGTAGGATGTTCAATGTTGAACAGGAAATACCCACCTACTTTTAATGTGCAATACACCTTTTGATAAACATTATCTAAATTTTCGATATAGTGCAGTACCAGGTTAGAAATAACTAGGTCATAAGTATTTTCAGGATAAATGTATTCTTCAACACCGCAAACTTCATACTTGATTTTGTCATCAGAGTTATCAGCTACAGCTTTTGCAATCATTTTTTTACTACTATCAATACCAAGAATTTCAGCAGCTCCCATTTGTGCGGCATATTTACAATGCCAACCGTAACCACATCCTAAATCCAAAACTTTTTTCCCCTGTAATTCGGGGAATAACGGTTGCAACTGATGCCACTCTCCAGCAGCTTTCAGACCATATTTGCTTCTTCCCATTTCCGCATATGCGGCAAAAAATTCACTATTATCGTAAATATTTCTCATTGAGAATTACCTCCACAACTCCTGATTTTGTCATCTTCTCATTTGATCCTACCAGTCTGATTCATGTCCTTCAATCATTTTATTCCAACGCCTTGTTATCCGTTTTTCACATCGACCACCCTCAATTTTCCCCTCTTTTTTCTGTTTACCAATGAGAAGAGATCATTGGTGAAACGGAATTTATCTGGTTTGTCGTCAATCCGAGGATCTCATCTCCAAAGAATAGTAGGAGGTGGGGATCATAATGACACCCGAACAGAAAAAAGAAATATCAAAACTTCGCGAGCAGGGGCTCGGCTATCAAAAAATCGCTACTGCTCTTGGCCTTACCAAGAATCAGGTTGTTTCCTATTGCCACAGAAACGGTCTGGATGGAAAAATCGCTAATCCATCAGGAACAGTTCCTGACGCTATCTTCTGCAAGAACTGCGGCAAGCCGATCCATCAGAAGCCCGGCATCAAAACGATAAAGTTCTGCTCCGACAAATGCTGTCAGGAATGGTGGAACAAGCACCCGGAAGCAATTCACAGGAGGCCAGCCGCTATCTATACCTTCACCTGCGCTCACTGTGGTAAGCCGTTCACGGCGTATGGCAACAACCACCGCAAATACTGCTCGCATGCCTGTTATATCGCAGATCGATTCGGAGGTGATGGTCATGAATGAAGCTCAGTTTGAGCGGGAAAAACACTACACCGCAAGCATGGAGATGTTCCGGTCAATGTTGAAGCAGCACCTCATCACGGAGGAACAATTCGTCATAATTGATACAAAAATGAAGGAGAAATACAAGCCGATTTTCGGCGGTTTATGTCCCGAGAAAGCTTGATAATACGGGCCCCCAGAGGGATGTATAGTGACGGAAAGGAGTGATTTTATGGCAAAGATCACAAAGATTGAGCCGACGATACCGAGCTTACCTACTCGTAAGAAAGTCGCCGCTTATGCCAGAGTTTCTATGGAGACCGAAAGGCTCCATCATTCCCTGTCCGCACAGATCAGCAGCTACAGTAAACGGATTCAGGATAATCCTGAATGGGAGTATGTTGGCGTTTACGCGGACGAAGGGATCTCCGGAACAGGCACAGAAAAAAGGCCTGAGTTTCGGCGCATGCTTGCCGACTGCGAGGATGGAAAAATCGATATCATCCTCACAAAGAGCATCAGCCGGTTTGCCCGGAACACCGTAGATCTTCTGAATACGGTCCGACACTTAAAGGAGCTCGGCATTGAAGTCCGCTTCGAAAAGGAAAACATCAATTCACTCTCCGGCGACGGCGAGGTGATGCTCACGCTCCTCGCATCTTTTGCGCAGGAAGAAAGCGTCAGCATCAGCAACAATGTAAAATGGGGGATCCGCAAACGGATGCAGTCCGGCCTTCCTTATGCCAATGGTCACATGAACGTCTACGGCTATCGCTGGGAAGGCGACGAAATGGTCATCGTACCAGAAGAAGCCGCCGTCGTAAAGAGAATCTTCCAGAACTTTCTGGATGGGAAGTCGCGGCTGGAAACAGAACGGGAATTTGCCGCTGAAGGCATTACTACCCGCCAAGGTTGTCGCTGGGAGGATTCCAACATTCGAAAAGTGCTGGAAAACGTCACCTACACCGGAAACATGCTTTTTCAGAAGGAATTCGTCTCGGATCCCATCAACAAACATCGCAGGAAGAACCGCGGCGAGCTTCCACAATATTTCGTAGAGAATACCCACGAAGCGATCATCGATTATGACACATGGAAATACGTGCAGGATGAAATGGAACGACGCAGAGAACTCGGGCCTCTGGCGAATAAGAGCCTGAACACCTGCTGCTTCACCGGCAAGATTAAATGCCCATACTGCGGATACAGCTATATGCATGAGCACAGAACGAAGAACGGACATTATCAGGAATTCTGGGTCTGTGGCAGCTATAAGAAAAAGAAGAAAGGCAATGGATGCCCTGTCGGCGGCACAATCAATCACAAGAATCTGAAGAAAGTCTGCGCGGAAGTGCTGGGTCTTCCCGAATTTGATGAAAACATCTTTCTCGAAAAGGTTGATCACATCGATGTTCCCAAGCGGTACGTCCTTACGTTTTATCTGAAAGACGGAACAACAATAACAAAACCGTGTCCGAATACCAGCCATCAGGATTGCTGGACCGCAGAGTATCGGGCAGAAACTTCACGGAAGCGCCGGAACAGCCCCAGAGCCAAAGGTGTGACCGCCCTCTCCGGGCGAATCAAATGCTCTGCCTGCGGCTGCAACTTTCGCCGCTGCACGCAGCCTGCTTCCAATCCGGCCAAACCGAAGATGCACTACTGGCGTTGTGCCGAACACAGCAATGGATGCATTACCGTCGGATTGCGCGAGGATGTTTTGAAACCGCTCATCGCTGAAATGATGGAGATCCCGGAATACGACGAAGAGCAGTTCAAAAATCAGATGGAAGCCATCTATGTAATGGACAAGGATCTTCTTGAATTTCATTTCAAGGATGGACGCATCAAGACTACACACTACGTTCCTCCGGAGAAAACCTTCACTCCACGCAGTGAGGAAGCCAGAGAACACATGCGGCAGCTTATGAAAGATAGATGGACGCCAGATCTTAAAGCTGAGATGGGCGAGAAGATGAAAAAGATAAGGAGCGAGAAATATTGGAGCAGCAAAAGAAAGTAAGAACCATTCCGGCCACGCTGACCCGGTTCACTTCTTCCCCGATCGAGGAGAAAAAGAAGCGCCGGGTCGCCGGATATGCCCGCGTCTCGACTGATCATGACGATCAGTTCACAAGCTACGAGGCGCAGATCGACTACTACACGAATTATATCAAGATCCGTGATGACTGGGAATTCGTCAGGGTTTACACCGACGAAGGTATCACCGGCACCAGCACGAAGCACCGCGAAGGGTTCAAACAGATGGTTGCGGATGCGCTGGCCGGAAAGATCGACCTGATCGTTACGAAATCCGTCAGCCGTTTTGCACGAAACACGGTTGATTCCCTCACCACCATCCGGAAGCTGAAGGATAAAGGAGTCGAGTGCTATTTTGAGAAGGAAAATATCTGGACCTTCGACGGCAAGGGCGAGCTGCTTATCACGATCATGTCCTCGCTGGCACAGGAGGAATCCCGCAGCATTTCCGAGAACTGTACATGGGGACAGAGAAAGCGATTCGCTGATGGCAAGGTCACGGTTCCCTTTAAGCGCTTCCTCGGGTACGACCGCGGTCCGAATGGCGAGCTGATCGTAAATAAGGAACAGGCAGAAACGGTAAAACACATCTACGACATGTTCCTGCAGGGACGGACGTATCACGGAATTGCCAAGACACTCACCGAGGAAGGTATCAAATCACCGGGCGGCAAGGATCAGTGGAGCCAGAGCTCCGTCAAGAGCATTCTCAGCAACGAGAAATACAAAGGCGACGCCCTGCTCCAGAAATCCTACACCGTCGATTACCTGACGAAGAAAACCAAGGTGAATGAAGGCGAGATCCCTCAGTACTACGTCGAAGGAAATCACGAGGCGATCATTCCTCCTGAAAAATTCGACATGGTACAGCGGGAAATGGCGAAACGCGGTAAGGGCAAAAAATACCACAGCGGTGTGCATCCATTCTCCA